GAAGAACTTTCTGCAAACATTAAGGAAGAATTATCTGCACCAGCAGCTGAGCCAATTAAGCACAGTCCTGAAGCAGAATCTGCGCAAGTAGAACAAAAAGTTTTTGCTCAAAGTAAAGTAAGAACGACCCTCGATAGAGTAATTAGTAAATTAAATAAATAAAAAATGAGTTTAGAAAAAGTAAATCTCGCAACAACCACAAATATCACGACTACTTATGCTGGTCAGTTTGCTGGTGAATACATTGCTGCAGCACTTCTCTCGGCATCGACTATTGATGATGGGGGTCTTACAGTAAAGGGCAATATCGCATATAAAGAAGTAATCAAGAAGTTAGCTACTACTGAGTTAGTATCTGCTGCATCTTGTGACTTCACACCAACCTCTACTATCACATTGACAGAAAGAGTATTGCAACCTACAGAGCTACAAGTTAACTTACAACTTTGTAAGAAAGACTTCATTAGCGATTGGGAAGCTCAATCAATGGGATTTGGAATGGCACAAACACTACCTCCTAAGTTCTCTGACTTTATGTTGGCTCATGTAGCTGCTGAAGTTGCTCAATCAAATGAGTTGAACATTTGGAAAGGTGATACTGGTGCTGCTTCAAACAACGCTTATGATGGATTTGAGAAGTTGTTAGCTGCTGATGCTGGAGTTGTAGACGTTGCCGCAGTAGGTGGTGGTCTTGATGCTGGAAATATCATCGCTGAACTAGGAAAAGTTGTTGATGCAATACCCGGTGCTTTATATGGCAAAGAAGATTTGTTTATTTATATTGGTTCAGCCGCTGCTAAGTTTTACGTTCAAGCATTAGGAGGATTTGCTGCTAGTGGTCTTGGAGCTAATGGTGTAAACAATTTAGGTACACAATGGTGGAACAACGGAAGTTTAACTGTTAACGGTGTAAAAATCTTTGTTTGTCCAGGTCTTTCAGCTAACAAAATGGTAGCTGCTCAAAGAAGCAACTTGTACTTCGGTACTGGACTTCTTAACGACACTCAAGAGGTTCGAGTTCTTGATATGCAAGATTTAGATGGTTCACAGAATGTTCGTATGGTAATGCGATATACTGCTGGAGTACAGTTTGGAGTTGCAGAAGACATTGTTCTTTACGCTTAATTAGAAATATTAACATAGAAAAGGGTAGGTGGAATTGACTACCTACCTTTTTTTTTAAAAAATAAATAACTATGGGTTGCGCACTAACAACAGGAAGAAAAATACCTTGCAAATCAGCATTTGGAGGCATTAAAGCTGTATACTTTGCAGAATACGGAACAATACAATCAGTTACTTATGATGCTTCAAAAGAAGCCACTATTGTAGATGCTTCTCCTGCTCCTGTTTACTATAAATATGATTTAAAAGGAACATCTTCTTTAGAAACTACGATTACGAGTTCAAGAGATAATGGAACAACATTTTACACACAAACCGTTAATTTAACCTTAACATATCTTGATGCAAAAACACAAGCAGAAATTCAGTTGCTTGCTGCTAATAGACCTTATGTTGTTGTTGAAGATTATTATGGAAATGAGTTTTTATGTGGTCTTGAAAATGGTATGGAGTTAACAACAGGAACTACTGTTACAGGTTCTGCTGCTGGAGACTTATCAGGATTTACTCTGACGTTTGAAGGAATAGAAGAGACAGCTCCTATATTTTTAGCGGCTAGTCAAATAACTGCGGATAACGCACAGATTGATCCTACACCTGCAAGTTAATCTTTTTTGATTTAAAATTAAAGCCCTACTTCGGTAGGGTTTTTTTTGCGGATTACTTTTACAAATTCATATAATTATATCGTTATATAAGTATGATTGTATTAACAACATCAGCAACTGCTCAAACACTTAAAGTTATACCTAGACAATACGATACCGTATTTAAAATGTCAGTTAGGGATGACTCAACAAATGTTACTGTAGAATACGATATAAATAATGCCACCATATCGGGGAACTATTATACATTTAATAATGTATTTTCTCCTGTTTTAGTCGAGGGGCATTTTTATGATCTAGAGTTATATGCTGCTTATGACTTTTGGAATTTAAATTATTCTCTATGGCAGAATTATGATGTATTATGGCAAGAGGATGCAGGATTTAAAGGGATAATATATAAAGACAGAGTTTTTTGTACAGATCAAGATATTGAACAATATGAAAATGATTATTATAAACTTAATGAAGGTCAATATGTGCCAAGTACATCAGGAAATAATGATTACATTGTAACGCTATGAGTAATAAAAGAAAAAGAAACAAGCTGGGGCAGTTTACGGGCGATTTAAGAGCTTCAAATAATTCAGAGTATGGATTCGTTAACTTGACTACATATACAAGCCCTGAGATTAAAGAATACAAAAATAAAGAATGGGTGTCTTATGGTGCCGATAATAATTATTTTCAATTCTTAATTGATAGATATAATGGTTCTCCAACTAATAACGCTGCAATTAACGGAATTAGTCAAGCAATTTATGGTAAAGGTCTAAACGCTACAGATTCAAACAGAAAACCTGATGAATATGCTCAGATGATTTCTTTGTTTCATAAAGATTGTGTCAGAAAGTTATGCTATGACTTAAAGCTAATGGGGCAATGTGCTATTCAAATAATATATTCTAAAGACAGAAGTCGTATTGCACAGATAGAGCATTTCCCTGTCGAAACATTAAGAGCAGAAAAGTGCAACGCAGATGGCGAAATACCAGCATATTATTATTTTAAAGATTGGGCAGAAATAAAACCTAGTGATAAACCAAGAAGGATACCAGCCTTTGGTAAGTCTAAAGAGAGTATAGAAATAATGTATGTTCAACCGTATAAAGCTGGATTTTACTATTATTCTCCTGTAGATTATCAAGGTGGGTTGCAATATGCCGAACTAGAAGAAGAGATTTCTAATTTTCATTTGAATAATATAATGAACGGGTTATCTCCTTCGATGCTTATTAATTTTAATAACGGTACACCTAATCAAGAAGAAAGACAGCTAATAGAAAGCAAAATTGCAGGAAAGTTTTCGGGTAGTTCAAACGCTGGAAAATTTATTTTAGCATTTAATGATAATAAAGAAGCAGCGGCAGATATAACACCTATTCAGTTGTCGGATGCGCACAATCAATACCAATTCCTATCAGACGAATCTTCTAAAAAGATAATGGTAGCACACAGGATTGTCAGCCCAATGCTCTTAGGTATTAAAGATGGTTCAGGGTTAGGTAATAATGCAGACGAAATTAAAACTGCATCTCTTTTGATGGACAACACAGTTATTAGACCTTTTCAAGAACTTTTAATTGATTGCTTTGATAAGATATTAGCATATAATGACATTGCATTAAACCTATACTTTACGACTTTGCAGCCATTAGAGTTTACGGAGGTAGATTCTGAAGTACAAGACAAAGAAGATATAGAAGAAGAGACAGGGGTAGAAATGCAAACCGAGTTAAAAAAACCTTGTTGGGATGGCTATGAGCAAATAGGAATGAAAATGAAAAACGGCAAGAAAGTTCCTAATTGTGTTCCTATAGAAAATAGTGAAGATGTTAAGTTAAAAGAAATTGACGGAGAAACGGTTTATAAAACACAGGAAGAAGCTGAAGCTGCTGCAGAGGAAAAAGGATGTAAGGGTTATCACGAACACGAAGAAGATGGCATTATTTGGTTTATGCCTTGTGAATCGCACGATAAAATAAAAGCACCTAAACTGTCTGATGACTTAGGGAAAGAAATGCTTAATTCACTTTCAGGAGAAAAAATAACTAGTGATTGGGTAGAGGTAGATGTTCTTGATGAGGGAGAAGATATTTCTGATGAAGATTGGGCAAACATTTGTATTAAAGAAAAAAAAGGACTTTTTGCAAAGCTAAAAGATGAAATTTATTCTAAGAAAAACGGAAGTGCATTTAGCTATTTAGATAGTAAAAATTATAAGATTAGATACAAGTATGCTGTAGGATCAAGAAAGCCTATGGAAGAGGGGAATAAATCAAGAACTTTTTGTGATAATATGATGAAGCTATCAAAAGATGGTGTTGTTTATCGAATAGAGGATATTGATAGAGCTTCAAGAGATGGTGTAAATAAAACATTAGGACATAAAGGCAAGCCTTATGATCTATTTAAGTTTAAAGGAGGCATTTATTGCCGCCATAAATGGGTTAGGGTTTTGTATAGACTAGAAAGTAATACAGAGCCATCAGAAAATCTTGATGCTTATAAAAGGACACGAACTATACCAAAGAGTTATATTAAGAATCCAAGAGGTACAAAAGAATCAATGATTGCTCCAGAGAATATGAAAAACAGAGGGGCATATCCTAAATAGAAATTATGGCTACAAAATTATTTATAAATCGTACTGACCTTGTCCGCAATTCTATTATGGATGGAAACGTCAATACAGATAAATTTATTCAGTTTATTAAGCTGGCTCAGGAGATACACATACAGAATTATATGGGTACTGAGCTATATAAAGAGGTTTTAGCACTTATCCCTACCGATATAGACCTACCAGCTAACGAAAAATTTAAAACGCTTCTAATCGATTATATTCAGCCTATGCTTATATGGTTTGCTCAGGTAGACTATCTTCCTTTTGCAGCTTATCAAGTCCGTAATGGAGGTGTATTTAAACATACTACAGAAAATTCTGTAACTGTAGATAAAAACGAAGTTGATTATTTAGTAGAAAAAGCAAGAACAAACGC